GCACAATCTACTGCAAACCGATCAACACCCAATAAGCTACTTTGGCATTTCCATTCTGGATATGCCGATGCCACAGTGCAGGGCAATTTGTTAACCGAGATCGGTGACAACCTTGTGCAAGCAGATGGTGGTTTGATGCTCTCATAAAAGGATTTGTAATGGCAAACGTCAAAATTTCCCAGCTCCCATCGGCAACGACCCCACTGGCGGGCACGGAAGTTTTGCCGATTGTTCAAGGTACTACGACTAAGAAAGTCACCGTCACTGAATTGCGGGGTGGCGGTGGCGGTACGGTGACTTCTGTTGCTACCGGCACCGGTTTGACCGGCGGTCCCATTACCACAAGCGGTACGATTGCATTGGCGAATACTGCGGTGACTGCTGGCACATATACTGCCGCCAACATCACTGTGGACGCCCAAGGTCGTATCACAGCGGCTGCTAACGGCTCTGGTGGTGGCGGCATGGTCTACCCCGGCGCTGGCGTGGCTGTTTCCACTGGAACGGCGTGGGGCACCTCAAAAACTACCCCAGCAGGTAATGTGGTCGGCACAAGCGATACGCAGACTCTGACCAACAAAACTTTTGGTGATCCTGTAATTTATTCCGCTGGCACTGCTGCCGCCCCCGCTATCACCACCTCGGGTGACACCAACACGGGCATCTTTTTCCCTGCTGCTGACACCATTGCATTCGGCACTAACGGCTCCGAACGCGCACGTATCACATCCGGCGGGGATTTTGTTGTGGGAAGAACAACCGCAGTAGCCGCAGGAAAAATTACTGTTGAAGCAGATACAACAACGCAAAACCCACTGGCTGTGAGCAACAGCAGATCGTCAGCAGCAACGGATTACTCAGTTTTGTTTATCCGCAACGGAAACCTTGTTGGGTCAATTCAAACTTCCTTGTCTGACACCACCTATGTCTCAACTTCTGACTATCGGCTGAAAGAAGACATCCAGCCAATGACGGGTGCTTTGGCAAAGGTTGCGTTGCTCAAGCCTTGCACCTATAAGTGGAAAGCCACTGGCGCTGACGGTCAGGGTTTTATAGCCCACGAACTCCAAGATGTTGTGCCCACTGCGGTTGCTGGAGCAAAAGATGGTTTAAATCCTGACGGTTCAATTAAGCCACAAGGCATTGACACCAGCTTCTTGGTAGCAACCCTCACAGCCGCCATCCAAGAACTAAAAGCTGAGTTTGACGCATACAAAGCAACCCATCCTTAAGGAACCACCATGACAACTTACCTCTGGACAATTCAACAAATGGATCGCCTGACTGCTGACGGCTTTGTGGTCACAGTGCATTACAACGTGTCTGCCACTGACGGCACATACAGCGCCAATACCTACGGCACTGTGGGCTACACAAAGCAGCCCGGCGAGACATTTATCCCCTACGACCAATTGACCGAAGCCATCGTAGTTGGCTGGGTGCAGACAAGCCTTGGCAAAGACACCGTTGAAGCCAGCTTGCAAAGCCAAATTGACGCACAGATCAACCCCGTACAAGAGTCGGGTGTACCTTGGAGCACAACATGAAAGTCTGGACCATCGAACAAATGCAGTGCTTTCCCAGCGTAGACGGCAAGCAAAATGTCGTCTATGTGGTCAACTGGCTCTTGACAGCCACGCAAGGTGAGCATACTGTTCAAATATACAATACGACGAACCTTGAGTACGCTGCCGGTTCGCCGTATACTGAGTACAACAATCTGACCCCCGAGCAGGTGCTTGGATGGGTTAAAAACGCACTCGGCAATGATCAAGTGCAAGCCTACGAAGTCGAAGCTGATGAAGCCTTGGCTAAGAAAGCAGCACCACAATTGGCTACGCCCGGTTTACCTTGGGTAAAACAGGAATATGTACCAATCAAACTGTACTGATGCAGTCCATCAGGAACTCTAACGAGTAAACACATGACTGAAGAAGTCCAAGCCCCAGCGGAAGTAGACTCCGCGCCAACCACGGATGTGACGGCCACACCTGAAGTTGTTGAAAGTACGCCGGAAGTCGCTGATACCGCAACTGAAACCACCGCGAGTAAAACCTTTACTCAAGAGGAATTGGATGCAGCCATCGGCAAACGCCTCGCAAGAGAGCAACGTAAGTGGGAAAGAGAACAAGCACAGCGTCAGTCTGAACAGCAGACGCTAAAAGCTGCGCCAACGGCCAGCGTTGATCAGTTCGAGTCTCCTGAAGCCTATGCGGAAGCACTGGCCCTCCAGAAAGCCGAAGAACTGATCGCTAAACGCGAAGCCGCCAAACAGCAATCTGCCGTTCTCGAAAGCTATCAAGAGCGTGAAGAAGCTGCGCGGGACAAGTACGATGACTTTGAACAAGTCGCCTACAACCCCAAGCTGCCGATCACAAACGTGATGGCCGAAACGATCCAGTCTTCGGACATTGGACCTGAGTTAGCGTACTACCTCGGCTCCAACCCAAAAGAAGCAGATCGCATCTCACGCATGACGCCATTGAGCCAGGCGAAGGAAATCGGGAAGATCGAGGCCAAATTGGCCGCAGAACCTCCCGTAAAAAGAACCACGTCTGCGCCAGCACCTATTTCACCTGTCACCGCACGCTCATCTGGAGCACCGGCCTATGACACTACGGACCCACGGTCTATCAAGACCATGACGGATTCGCAGTGGATTGAAGCCGAACGTGCACGGCAGATGAAGAAGATGCAAGCGCAAATGATCCGCTAAATCTCTTTGAAAGGACTTTGAAATGTCTAACAGTATTCTGACCATTGACATGATCACACGGAAATCTCTGGAAATTCTGGAGAACAACCTTGTGATCACCCGCAACGTAAACCGTCAGTACGACGACAGCTTCGCTGTTGAAGGTGCCAAGATTGGTTCCACACTGCGTATCCGTTTGCCCGACCGCGCTCTGGTGACTGACGGTGCCGCCCTGCAAGTTCAGGACGACAACGAACAGTTCACAACCTTAACCGTTGCCAACCAAAAGCACATCGGCGTCAACTTCACATCCGCTGAATTGACCATGCAGTTGGACGACTTCGCTGAACGTGTGCTCAAGCCTCGTATCAGCCAGTTGGCCTCCAGCATCGACGCTGACGTTGCCAACGCATTTAAGACCATCGGTAACTCGGTCGGCACCCCCGGCACCACTCCTTCGACTTCTTTGGTGCTGTTGCAAGCCCAGCAGAAGCTGAACGAGAACGCCGCCGTGATGTCTCCACGTTACGCCACCGTCAACCCTGCCGCCAACGCTGGTCTGGTTGAAGGCATGAAAGGTTTGTTCAACCCCACCGACACCATCAGCAAGCAGTTCAAGAACGGCATGATGGGTACTGGCGTGTTGGGTTACGAAGAAATCAACATGTCTCAGTCGATCAAGCAGTTCACCACCGGTTCGCGTGACGCATCTGCCGCCACTGTGACTGCTGCTGCCGTGACCTCGGAAGGTTCTGCAACTCTGAGCTTGTCTCAAGGTTCCGTGACCACCACGATCAAGGCTGGCGACGTGTTCACAATCGCTGACTGCTTTGCTGTCAACCCACAGACCCGCGAAACCACTGGTTCTTTGTTCCAGTTCGTGGCCTTGGCTGACTCCACTGCCGTTGCCGGTACATGGACCGTGACTGTTGCCCCGATGTACTCGGCTGCGCACGCTTTGGCTACTGTGAACGCTTTGCCTGCCACGAGCAAAGCTGTGACCTTCGTTGGCGCTGCTTCCACTGCCTACGCTCAGAACTTGGTGTACCACAAGGATGCCATCACCTTCGCAACAGCCGACTTGCTGCTGCCACAAGGTGTTGACATGGCTGCTCGTGCCGTTCACAACGGTATCAGCCTGCGCGTTGTTCGTCAGTACGACATCAACAACGACCGCCTGCCTTGCCGTATTGACGTTCTGTACGGCTTCAGCACCATCCGTCCACAGATGGCTTGCCGCATCTGGGGCTAAACCGAAACGGGGGCTTTGGCTCCCTTTCTCACATCTCAATCTTGAAAGGAAATTATCATGGTACTCCCAAACGGCGCAGGCGGTTACCAAGTAGGTGACGGCAACACAGGCGAAGCTCAACTGTTCGTGCAAGGCGCTCCCACAGCGCTGACTGCCGCAGCAACTTTGACCGCTGCTCAACTGGCAAATGGTCTGTTCACATACACCGGCGCAGCCGTCAACTTGACTTTGCCCACTGTGGCATTGCTCGAAGCTGACATCAGCAGCGCTGCCAAAGTGAACGCAGCGTTTGACTTTCACATCATCAACATCGGCGGCACCAACGCCGCTACTGTTGTGGTTGGTACAGGCTGGACCATCGTTGGTACAGCCGCAGTCTCTGCCAACACATCTGGTCGGTTCCGCGCCCGTAAAACAGGTGATGGTACTTGGACACTGTATCGCGTGGCCTAAACCTAAACGGGGGCTTCGGCCCCTGTTTTTAAGGAAACAATCATGACCTCTAACACCAAACCAACTGGCGTTGCTTTTGAAGACCAAGACATCATCGGGTCTAACTTTGTGCTGTCTGGTGGCGAGTTGGGTTACACCGCAGAAGCAAGCGGCACAGTGACCCAATCGACAAGCAAATCGACTGGCGTGACTTTGAACAAGTCTGCTGGTCAGATCACAATGAACAACGCTGAGTTGGCTAACGCCACGAACGTCACGTTCACTTTGACCAACAGCAGCATTAGCGCAAAGGACGTTGTGGTTCTGAGCGTTTCTTCTGGTGCTACTGCTGGTGCATACAACTGCTGGATTTCCGGCAAGTCCACTGGAAGCTGCACAATCACTTTGCGCAACTTGTCGGGCGGCGCGTTGTCCGAGGCGGTTGTCATCAACTTTGCAGTGATCCACGTACTGTAAATACAAACGGGGCTTCGGCCCCGTTCTTCAATATGCAAATTTACCTTCAACACCCCGTTCATGGCCGCAAAATTGCATCAATGGAGGCCGAGGCCACATTTGATGAAAAAAATGGCTGGGTGCGCTACAATCCTGACACGCCTTCAGAGCCTGAAGAAGCGGCTAACACGCTTGTGGTAAAGCGCAAATACACCCGTAAGGCTGAAACCGAAGGAGTCTGACATGGCAACGTACACCGCTGGCGATCAAATCAACAGGGCGCTGCGCCTGCTCGGTGTACTTGCAGAAGGCGAATCGCCATCAGCCGAAACATCCCAAGACGCCTTGATGGCGATGAACCAAATGATCGACAGTTGGAACACAGAACGTCTGTCTGTGTTCTGCACCCAAGATCAAGTTTTCACCTGGCCCGCTGGCCTTGTCTCCCGCACGCTGGGTCCCACTGGCGACTTTGTTGGCCTGCGCCCCGTGTTGCTGGATGACTCCACGTATTACCGCGACCCCGGCACCAACGTGTCGTTCGGCGTCAAGTTCATCAACCAGCAGCAGTACAACGGCATCGCGGTCAAGACCGTGACATCAACGTACCCGCAGGTCATCTTCGTCAACAACACGTTCCCAGACGTCGAGATGTACGTCTACCCACGCCCCACACGGGACTTGGAGTGGCACTTCGTATCTGTGCAAAAACTCGACAACCCGGCTGGCTTGGCCACGGTGTTGTTCTTCCCGCCTGGATACCTGCGTGCGTTCACGTACAACTTGGCGATGGAAATTGCCCCCGAGTTTGGCAT